AAACTTATTGTTAGATACACTACACACGGAATTGATTCAGTCCATAGTTCGTGGTGAATCACCACAAAGGATGATTTCAGTTATTCAAAACAAAATGAATACATCTCGCTCAAACGCTACTCGTCTTGTCATGACTGAATCAGCGTTTTTTAGTGCTTCTGCTCAAAAGGATGCATTTAAGTCATTGGATGTAGAACAGTATGAGATCATCGCAACTCTAGACAATAGAACGAGTGATATTTGTCAGTCTATGGATGGCAAGGGGTTCAAATTAAGTGATTTCCAACCTGGAGTTACGGCCAATCCTTTCCATCCGAGATGTAGGACGACAACAGCGCCGCATTTTCAGGATGATGAATATGGTTCTCGCATTGCTCGTGGGTTAGATGGGAAGACATATTACGTTCCTGGGAATATGAAGTATAAAGAATGGTATCAAACGCAGGTAGAACAGCATGGTGAAAAGAAAATAGCTAATGAGAAGAAAAAAATCTCTAATAAAGACAGAGATAAGTTAGAGTATGCAAAGTTCAAACAGATATTAGGGAATGAGGGTCCAAATTCATTGGCTGAGTTTCAGAATATAAAGTATAATGATGACAATGAGTGGTATCACCTCAAAGGCTTTAAAATGGCCGTTGACAAGGGCGATATACACGTTTTGACTAGATATGGTACCTATAAGAATGTAGCTAATGATATACGAATAAACTTGGTTGGTAAAACTACATCTGATGGGATAGCAATTACAAATTATAAGTCACACTTTGTAGATAGAATTATTGGGCAAATTGAGGCAGGAACTTCTAGTAAAGGTAAACGTTCAGGTGTGCGTATAGAGGATGTTAGAGATGCCCTATTGAATCCTATTCAAATTAAAAGTAAAAATGGTTCACGACAGTATATTAGCGAAAAATGCAGGGTAACTATTAATGATATTACAGGACATCTAATTCAGACAGCTCCAAGAACGAAAGGGTGATAAGATGATTAAAATGACAAAGCAAGATGAAGAATTTTTACGTAAGCAGCTATCTAACTTTGATGAACTAAGGCAAGGTACAGTTGATGATTTATTATCAGAAGTATATGATATCACCCTTGAAGGTTTAGATGAAAATGATGATCCGACAGATTTATATTTTGAAGCACAGAAAGCTTATGATTCCATATTTTTATTAAATTAGTTAAGCACTTAACCAGATAAAACGGGTGAGTGCTTTTTATTATGCCTTGAAGGTGGTGGTGATCTTGCGTTTCAATAAGTCAAATTCGAGAAAGGTTTGGTGATCCTCAATCTTCGAGCTATCGGTTAAATAGCATATTGTCTTTTTAGCATTTGCAGACGTAAAAGATCAAAGCTGGTCGAGGACGTAACCTCGTAAAATAAAATCGTAACCAATTAGGAGGAAAACATACATGAATAGAGCATTTCTAGAAGGTCTAGGGCTTGATAAAGAATCGGTGGATAAAATCATGAGTGAACATGGAAGGTTTGTAGAATCGCAGAAAACGAAGGTCACAGACTTAACTACAGAACGCGATGACTATAAAACACAACTAGCTCAACGTGACAAAGATTTAAAAGACTTGGAGAAAAAAGCAGCAGGCAGTGATGAACTGAAAACACAGCTTACTGATTTGCAATCCAAGTATGACACAGAGAAAGGTGAGTACGAACAGAAGTTGAAGGATACACAACTAGCAAGCGCTATTAAACTAGCACTAGCTGGGAAAGTTCATGATACAGATATCGCTACTGGCCAACTCGACAAATCATTAATTGAATTAGATGCAGAAGGTAAGATTACCAAAGGTTTAGATGAGCAGTTAAAAACACTGCAAGAATCGAAGCCTTTTTTGTTTGTCCCAGAAGGCAAGCAAACTATTAGTGGTGTGATACCTGCTACTCCTGGTGGTAGCAAAGAAGTAGGTAACAAAGAGGGGGACTACGGTAAAAGTATTGCTGTAGAACGCTCAAAAGGCAATGAGGGACTAGCAGATGCTAGAAAATCTTATTTTGAATAAGGAGGAAAAAATTAATGAGTAAATTTGTAGAAACAACATACACAAACAAAAAAGAAATTCTAAAGTTCCCTGACCACTATGTAAACGTAGCGGTTACAGTAAGTGACACAGGGGTATCGGCAGTAAATGGTAAGAAGATTGTACCTGCAGGAACTATTCTAGGCGGAGGATTCTTAGCTAGTGAATCAGTACAAGCCACTAAAACAAATGGTATCGGGGCAGAAGGTGTCCTGTTTAACGATACGGACGTAACTTATGGACCTGCACCTGGTGCCGCTTTAATTCATGGATTTATCGCACTAGATAAGCTTCCGGAAGCTCCTGTAGCAGAAGCGGTAACAGCACTAAAACAAATCACATTTTTGAAATAAGAGAGGATGACTATTAATGCCAACAATTTTTGATTTAGTAAACGCACAAAATATTGGAACATATTACGCAAACAACCCATCTAACCAAATCCCATACTTAGGAGCAACACTTTTCCCAGCGAAGAAACAACTAGGTTTGGATTTAAGTTGGATTAAAGGATCTAACGGATTACCTGTTGCCTTAATGCCCTCTGAATTTGATGCAAAAGCGACTGTTCGTGATCGTATTGGATTCAACAAAGTACAAACGGAGATGCCTTTCTTCCGTGAATCTATGCGAATCGGAGAAAAAGATCGCCAAGAACTGAATCGCTTACTTGCATCTAATCTGGACGATATGACTCGTACAGTAGTAGCTAACATTTACGATGATGTCTCTAATTTAGTAAGTGGTGCAAACGTACAACCAGAGCGTATGATTATGCAATTACTTGCTACAGGTAAAATTGCCATTACTGCAAATCGTGTGAACTACGATTACGATTACAAAATGAAAGCGGATCATAAAGAAACGCTACTTGCAGGAGCTAAATGGAGTGCAGTTGATTCTACCCCTATCCAAGATATTTTAAGATGGCAGGATACAGTGGAGGACAATACTGGTACTCGTCCGACAAATGCAATCATGACTCGTAAGACATTCGGTTATTTACTGAAACACAAGAGTATCCTGTTAGACATGAATCCAATTGGTGGACAAAATGTAATTATGACAGATGCATTGTTAAAACAATATCTACAAACGAAATTTGGTCTTTCTGTGGCGGTCTATAATAAAAAATATCGCGATGAAAATGGCGTGTTACAAAACTTCTATCCAGATGATTACTTCACGTTAATCCCAGAAGGGCAGTTAGGGAATACCTTCTACGGAACAACTCCTGAAGAGTCTGATTTAATGACTGGAGAAACGTCAGCAGATGTATCTATTGTGAATACAGGAGTGGCGATTACGACTATTAAAGAGCCGCATCCAGTAAACGTACAAACGATCGTTTCTGAGATCGTAATGCCATCGTTTGAAACATTAGACAATATCTTTGCAGCTAAAGTGAACTAAGAAAGGAGCATCTAATATGACTGACTATAAAGTAACTTTTACAAGTAACGTAAAGATTGGTGAAGATTTATATCGTACTGGGGAAGAGGCTACTATTTCTGAGGAAGTATTTGAAGAAATCGAAGATCTAAAAGTAATTGAAACCAAATTCGAACGTATTGACAAAGCACCTAAGACAATTGAGGAAATGACTGTTCCTGAATTAAAGAAGTACGCGAAGGATAACAACATTGATCTTGGAGAAGCCAAAAAACAAAAAGAGATCTTGGAGGCTATTCAAACTTTTGAAAACACTGACGACTCAGGTAATCAAACTCCTCCAGAGGAATAGGAGGGTAGATCATGGATGTATTTGAAATCATAAAGGCTAAATTGCCGACGGAATTACTTCCAGATGATGTGGTCCTAGCTATGGACGTTGCAGAGGTAGGACAATCCATCCTCACCTACTGCAATCGTTCAGATATCCCTAGAGAGCTTGTATTCACACATGCAAATATGGTCATTGATTTAATCACAGGAAATGCGAGACGTAGTGATACGGATAGCCCTGCAAGCGTTAAATCCATCAAAGAAGGCGATACGACGGTGACATTGGAGGTAACGCGCGTTAGTACACGTGAAATTCATATGGAAGCACTTCTCTTCGATTATACTACTCAATTAAATCGTTTCCGGAAATTGAGGTGGTAGATTTGAATACTTATAGAAAAGCTATTGAAAGCTTATACAAAGGGACGTGTACCATAAAAGAATTCAAGTCTGTAAAAGACCCAATTACTCATATAACAACCAAAAAAGAAGTTACCGTTTTGGAAAATCAAAAGTGTAGATTGTCGTATGAGAAAATCGCATCTGCCAATCAAACAACAGGTCCAACCACAATAGCACAGTCCATAAAATTATTTATTGCTCCTGAGATAGTTATTAACGCAGGTTCAAAAATTATTGTTACCCAACATGGTAAAACGACTGCATTTGAGCGAAGTGGTGAACCTGCTTTATACACAAATCATCAAGAAATTAGGCTAGAACTCTTTAAGGAGTACGCATAATGGCTAAGTGGGGTAGCACTGACTTCAAACAATTAAAAAGACTGCAAAAGAAGATGGAGAAATTACAGAGTGGTGACTTTGACAAGTTTTGCGAAGAAGCTGCTAAAGAATTGGTTGCACGTTTACTCGCTAAGGTAATTAAACGTACTCCAGTAGGTGTTGTAGAAGGAGGAACTTTACGCAGAGGTTGGACTGTACAAACCGAGGCTGAAGCCCAAACAGGAGGAAATCCTAAGAACGTAAAGGCTTATGCAGAATCATTGATCGTAACTAAAGTGGGTAGCACGTATGAAATAGAAGTTATCAATCCTGTGAATTACGCTTCATATGTTGAATTTGGACACAGAACAGCTAATCACGCTGGATGGGTAAATGGACGGTTCATGCTTACCATTTCAGAACAAGAATTAGATGCTCAAGCACCTAAAATTCTAGAAAAGAAATTAATGAAGTTCTTAGGCGGTGTTTTTGATGGAGATTAATGACGTAGTAACCGCTATCTCTATTAAGCTAAATGAGACATTTGGTGATGCATATGAAATTCATACAGAATCCATTAAGCAAGGCTTTCAAAAGCCTGCTTTTTTTATTCTCTTATTACAACCAGAGTTTAATCAAGTAGTAG